TACTTTACATCGACAACAGAACGTGCTATTATAGCTTATAATAAGGAAACAGATCAATATTTACGTAACAAAATCTATCGTGAGTACATTGATTATCCGTTAAATAAATTAGTAGAAAATATCTATCATACTTTTAAATTTAGTTATTTCGATGTACCATATGAGGATGTTAAATGCGAAGTAGTAGCATTCTTAAATGAAAAAATTGGTAAATATACTGAAGGTAAAGGTAAAGCTTTTAGTTACTTTAGCCGAGTGGTTAAAAACTATTTGATTATACAAAACAATGCCAATTATGCCAAGCTTAAACGTCGAGTAGAAACGACAGTTATTGATGATGACCGCAATTTGACGTTAGAATTATCGATTTCGTCATATCAAGAATCGTTACGTGATTTCACCGATCTTTGGGTAGACTGGTATGATTCTAATATGGAACATGTATTTACTAACAAGCGTGATGTACTTATTGCAGATACTATTTTAGAAATATTCCGCATCCGTGAGTCAATAGAAAATTTTAATAAGAAGTCTATCTATATTCTTATACGTGAACGTACTGGCCTGAAAACTCAAAACATTACTCGTGTGCTCAATGTAATGCGTAAAGACTTTGAAAAAATGTTCACTAACTACCAAAAATCTGGACTAATACGATAACCCTTATATTTATATTAAAGGTTATCAATGGCATCTACAGATTTTGAATTATTCAAAGGCACGACTCTTTCAGATCTGATGAAAGATATCTATCATAATTCTAAGAAAAAGTCGAGACAAATTGACGGGCTCATACAAGAGTTACAGCCGTTGGTTAAGAGTGTAGGTGATGCATCTGTAATAGTTCCCATGATCAAAGAATATTTGGAAGTATCTGTCAAAAACGATGATGCATTAGTTAAGTTAGCCGCAGTTGTTCAGCGTTTATTAACAGCCTCAAGTAAAGAAGAAAGTGGTGGCGAGTTCATGCTATCAGATGAAGAACGCAATCAACTGTTACAAGAAGCTGAAAATGAAATAAAGGCTATACAACGTAAATCAGGAGATGTATAATGACAATAGCCCAAGTCATTGATACCTCAACAGCATATAAAACTAATCCTAATAAACGATATCCAGACCGCGGAGATTTTCCATTAGGTACTATTAAATTACGCAGTTTATCGAGCAATCAGGCAGCTAGTGATTTTTATGCATATCCAGCATTTAATTCTACTACCATTCCATTATTAGGAGAATTAGTTACATGTTTTAGCACTGTTTCTGATTATGGCGATGGGTTACATAAAGAACAGGCGTGGTTTTATATATCACCTATTAATTTACATGGTAATGTCAATCTAAACCCAACTGGGTTGCTATATACAATACCGGCGGGTGGTCGTTCAAATAATTATACTAGTACAGCCGCACCTAAAAATGCTGACATTAACGACTATAAACCTGGAGAAAACTTTACTGAAAATGCATCTGTAAAAAATATACAGCCGTATGAGGGCGATGTATTATTACAAGGACGATTTGGGCAAAGTTTACGATTTGGATCAACTGTAACTGGTAATTTATCACAATATGCTGAAAAGTCATGGTGGTCGAACGGTACTACAAACGGCTCGCCTATAACTATTATAAGTAATGGACATAAAGGACAAGGCGGGCCTAACAAATATATTATTGAAGATCCAGAAACTACAAAAAGCATTCTTATTCTTAGTTCAGATCAAAAACTTAAATTTACACCATCACAAAAACAAATTGGTATAGGTGTTACGCCTATAGCTACTTATAATAAATCTCAGTGTATTATTTCATCAGACCGATTAATTTTTAATTCTAAATTAGATGAAATAATTTTATCTGGTAAAAAAACTGTCAATGTTGTTACGCCTAAATGGCAAATGGATATGGATAAATTATTTACTATTTTAGAAAAAACGTTGCAACAGTTGGCAGATTTAACTGCCGGTAAAGCTCAGTCTCAGACTCCCATGGGCGGCCCGACGTTGACGTCTACTAATGTAGCACAAGTACAACAGTTGTTAACAGAATTAAAGACAATGAAACAATAAAGGATCGATATGCCATTATCAGCAGCACAGCCTGGATTAGAGGCGCAAATATTTGCAGCACTGAAAAAAGCCCAATTATCGAAAAATGCCGAATCTGCTACACAATCGTTAGCTAAAGATTTAGCATTGGCAATACATACATATGCATTACAAGCTACAGTCAATCCTGGCCAGGTAGTAACAACACCGCCCGGTGTTGTTGTCGTAGGTGCCAGTCCAGCTGGGCCAGTAACTGGCGCAACGACTGCTCCTGGAATTGGTACAGTTACGTCCCCCGGAACTCTATCGTAAACATATTTATTTTAAAGGATATTATGGATACCAAGTCTTTTATAAAGGCATTACGTACTATCATTCGTGAAGAAGTACAGACTGCTGTACGCACGGAATTGCGTAGTCTATTAACAGAACGGACTAATCAGACATATACTCCTCCGGTTACAGAAACAGTGATAAATGCTAAAAAACAATCGCAAAAGCCTAAATCTTTTGTTAAAGATCCGTTACTTAACGAATTATTAAACGATACTGCAAGTCGCCCGATTAATTTATCTGAGGGAGCTACTTTATCATTTAGTTCAGAAATGGCACAAGCTTTTGCAAGTAGTAAAACAGCTGTGGCTCCGATACATGATCTAGACGGTAAACCAGTTGATATGCAAAAAGAAAGTGTAGCTACAGTAGTAAATGCAATGACTAAAGATTATTCGGCGCTAATGAAAGCAATTGATAAGAAAAAGGGTGTTAGATAATGGCTAGGCCCATTTATCAATACAAACCCTTTATTGATGCCAGCGATGTAGCAGTTGGTATAAAATTGCCTTTTAATAAAGGAGCAATACAACGTTTAGAAATAACTGGCTCTGGCGGTGTTTTGGATTATGCATCTGATTCTACATATGCAGCTGGTAATGGAGTATTTGCACTTTCATATACAACCGAGGATCAAGCTATAAGTAATTTATCTAACCTATTACTTACACGTAAGGGTGAGCGAATAATGCAGCCAAACTTTGGCACTAGGATACAGGATAGTATATTTGAACAGAATACAGATATTTTATTAGATAATATCAGATCTACAATTGAGGAAGATGTTGCATATTGGTTACCGTATATAGAGTTGTTAGATGTTGATGTCAAGCGTACTAATTTTTATGAAAATAGCATACAGGTAGCTATAACATTTCGAGTTAGTCAGCAAGGCGCAAATTTAGTTATAAACGTTTTGGCATCAGAAAATCAAATTGTATTATCGCAAGTTACTACAGTTAGTAATGTAAACACGCAACTAGTTGCAGTAGGTCGTTTTAGTTCAGGAGAGTTTAATGGAATTAGTTAAAAAAGATGTAAAATACTTAAATAAAGATTTTGCACAATTTCGGCAAAATTTAATTACATTTGCTAAACAATATTTTCCTAACACATATAATGATTTTAACGAATCATCACCGGGTATGATGTTTATTGAAATGGCATCATATGTAGGCGATGTACTGTCATTTTATGCCGATCAGAGTTTTCGTGAATCGGTATTGAATAATGCAATTGAAGATAGCAATGTATTGATGTTATCGCAGTTATTTGGATATAAACCAAAACTTAATACACCGGCAGTTGTTGATTTAGATGTATATCAATTAATACCAGCGATTGGTACTGGTATTAATGCACGGCCAGATTTTAGATACTGTTTATCAATTGCATCTGGTATGACTGTTACTAATGATAGTATAACCGATACAGTTACATTTCGTACTTTACGAGACGTCGATTTCACGTTCAGTAGTTCGATGGATCCAACGGAAATTACTGTTTATGAAATAGATGGTTCTGGTAATGTACAATACTATTTGTTAAAAAAATCGGTACAGGCTATATCAGGTGAAGTAATAACAGCCACATATGAATTTGGTGATCCAAAACCATACGATAAAATTGTATTACCAGAAAATAATGTTTTAGATATTATTAGTATTATCGATGATGATGGCAATACGTGGTATGAAACTGATTATTTAGCACAAGATACCGTATTCGAAGACGTTGCAAATATACCATATAATGACCAACAGCTATCTATATATCGCAGTACCACGCCGTATATATTAAAGTTGCGTCGTACGGCGCGCCGATTTGTTACACGTATACGTGAAGATAACCGTACAGAAATACAATTCGGATCTGGAGTAAGTTCGGATGCTGATGAGGAATTAGTTCCTAACCCACGTAATGTAGGTATGGGATTAGAATATCTATCACGTACTACTAATTCAAACATCGATCCTACAAATTTTCTATATACTAGCACCTACGGTCTAGCTCCTAACAACGTCGTATTGACAGTACGTTATTCTATCGGTGGTTCAGTTGGAGATAATGTAGCCGCTAATACGCTTACCAATATTGGTACAGTTACATATAACACATCAACTGAGATATATGGATTAGATTTAACATCGACAAAAGCTACAGTAGCAGTTAATAACCCAATATCAGCAACTGGTGGTAAAGGTAAGGAATCTATAGAGAGTATACGTCAGAATGCCATGGCTAGTTTTGGAGCACAAAATCGCGCTATAACACGTGAAGATTATATTGTGAGATGTTATGCTATGCCAGCTCGATATGGCTCGATAGCCAAAGCATATATTGTAGGAGATCAACAATTAGATTCTGGTGACCGCGAGTATCCGCGCGATGTGATACCAAACCCATATGCATTAAATTTATATACATTATCATATGACGAAAATAAAAACTTTATACCACTTAACGAGGCTACTAAAGAAAATTTACGTACATATCTTTCCAACTATCGAATGTTAACAGATGCTA